ACCCTAAAGTCTTTGCACTCGCTAAGGCTTCTTCTATGGTATCAAAAACAGGCTTTCCGTCTATCATTCCAACTTTAGCGAAGTCTAGTGTTTCTTCTTTAACTTCTAAAGGAGGTAATCCTATTTCTTCCCTTATTTCGTCCTGAGTCATTACTTCTCTAATAGTCTTAGAATCAAATTGAATAGTAATTGGTTTAAGTTGTACAAACTGAACTGGCATATCCATATTGTTTACTTGGAATATCTTGTGTAAAACTTTTAAGATTTGCCCTTGGAACGGCATTACTACAGTATTTAAGTAAAAATTAGAAGCGTTTAAAAGCTCGTCTGCATTACTTGAGAATCCATTAGCACTATCTAAGCCCATAAGTGTCTTAGAAGTTACCCTATGACCTGAGAGGATGTTGCTAGTCAAGAGTTCTTGAAGTGCCAAATACTGTTTATCTAAATCTGAAGGACTTATTGAAGTTATTTCAGGAACTCTAGTCTTGTCATCTGAGAAAGTCAAAACGAACTTACCTGCATTTTTTTCTGATGTAAATTTAGCTTCTAGGCTTTGTTCTATTTGTCTTCGTTCTTCAGCCGTTGGTATTCCGTTAGCGAAACTAATCATAAACGAACCTGTGAATCCGTTAGATATATTATTTAAGTGAAACTCTGAAACTTTAGAGTCAATTAGACTCCAGTTATTACAAGATATATAATCAGCCGTATAATAGGAGTTCATATTAGGACTGTACAGGCCTGTATAAAGGATTTGATTAGGTGAAGTCCTGTCATTTACATTAAAAGCAGGAACTCTATAAGGTTTGTTAGTTCTTGTATTTGCCCAATCTCCAGATACATAGTAACCTCTAGTTTTTCCAAACTCGTCAGGACGTTCACATCTAATCTTCTCTACAGGAATATGATAGATTTCAGCTATCTGTGTTCTATCTTTTGACCATACGATATTAAGAGCAAATGCTCCTTGAAGTTTAAAGTCAAATGCTACCTTTTTTAATACCTCGTGTAGTGTTTCATTACCATTAGCATTATTCATAAAGTTCTGAAGCTTAACTCTTGCTTCTTCATCTCTATCATCTTCGTCTGTTATAACTAAATCTTCTCCACTAATCATTTCAGCAGTAGCATTTACTATTGCAGCTGTTATTGAACTAGAATAGTAAAGGTCAATTAAGAACTGAGGGTAGAGGTTTCTCCATTCTCCATTAGCATCGCCATATTCTATGTAGTCTTTTCCCCTAACCTCTTGCACTATCGGAGCTGTTGATGTGCTTAAATCTACTGAAATTATTTTATCCATTTTATTCTTTATTGTTAAAAGTCCATTCAGGAGTGTGCATTATTGCTAATATCTCTGTATGGTTATACTGAGTAAGACCTACTAAAAATGAAGGTGTATCACCAACAAATTTTAATACAGTTTTTTTCCCATCTACTGAAATTCTTAAAGTAGCTTCACTTGTTTGTATTACATCAGCGAAATTTACCATTTTTATATCTATCATATTGTATATTACATAAATCATATTATAAATTTTTAAGGAGCATCTGCTACAATATCTCCTGAATCCATATTTGTCATAGTTCCGTCATTACTATTTGTGCTGTCATCTGTTATTTTTGGATAAACTGCTGCCCCTAACACATCACCATTTCTCCACCACCCTAGTAAATAAGGCATAGTAAATAAATCAGTAGGTAATCCATTATTATAAATTGACGCAACATCTAAAACAGTTAAAGCATTGTCAAAGATAGAAACTTCATCTAAAAAAATATTACCAAAATTACCATCTACTTTACCCATTTCTAGCGGGTTAACTGTATTAGTTACTGTAGTGAAAGTTCCCGAAATACCCCAAGTAGCATTACCATCAGCTACACTATATTTTACCCCATCTTGATAGCCTATTAAATCTGCATTCGTAATTCCTAAGTTCCAAGATAATGCTATATGATGCCAAGTATCAAAAGTTAATGCTGTATCTAATCTTAATACTATATTATTAGCATCTGTATCTGATGAAAATAAATTAAAATTTAACTTTCCATTAAAATCAGTATTAACTTTATATTCATAATGACGAGAACCACCAGAAAAAGTATAATTTTTGCTGATAATCTTTTGTCCAATAGAAGGAACTTTTACCCAAAAGCTCATAGAAAAACCTCTGTTAGCACCTGAGCTATTCGGTGTAAATATATCAGCATCTCCCATAGTTACAAAATCATCTACGCCGTCAAAACCTAATGAATAAACATTAGGAAAACTTGTAACAGGTGTTCCGTAATATACATAATTAGTAGAGGCTGCTTGTTCGTGTTCTAAGTATTGTACTTGTTCAGTTCCTACTTTTTCAGTTAAATTAAGAATTCCTTTAGTAACTATACCTTCAATTATTCCATTAGTATTAGCAATTGGTAGTACATCTATTTCAGTTACTGGAGCAGTACCTGTTCCAACAACAACTGCACCTATCCAACTTACTTCATAAACTTCATACTTCCAATGTCCGGCTGGTAAAAGGTTTATGCCTCCTATAAACATATTAGGAGTAGAGAACCAAATAAAATTCATACTAGTATATCTTGGTTTAATACCTAAAATTAAGTTAGGGTACGCATAAGCAATAGAACCATCAATATCATTAATAAACTTAACTAAGAATCTAATCTGGCTAGAAGCTACAGAAGTATTAATCCTATTGTCTTCTGTTGTAATATCAGCCGTAAATCCTGTTTGTGTAAAAGCTTGTAGCATACTATATAATAGAAAAAGTTTGTTTTTATTTGGAAAAGAAAAAGGGAAGCAATAAAGCCCCCCTTTTTAAGATTATAAGAAAACAGATAAAAAGATTATGATGTAACGATAGTTCCTAAATTTGTAATTCCTGAATTATCAAAAGGAGCTGCAGTATAGTCCTCAAGCATTGCAAAAGGAGTAGCCTCCATTCCGTCAAAGTTCAGAGAATAACCATTTCTATCACCCCAAGCTGCCCCAGAATCCATAGTACCTGCATTAAGTTGCATTCCGTTTCCAATACCTAATACAGCTATTACATTATGCCCATTAGCTAGTGTTTGGTTTAATTCAGCGAAAATTACTGTTTTAGTTGCTCCTAAAAGCTTAACTTCATTTTGGTCGATTGTTGTAAGTTTGTTAAGAATTATGCTTACTGTCGGAGTGTAATAAATAGTTCCGTTTTCCCTAGACCCTACGATAGTATCTGTTAGACTAGAAACTCCAAGAGGCATCACATATTTGTATATATCATTTGAGCCGAAATCTATTGTATCAATTTCAGCAGGTAAAGTTGCATCATAAGCAAAAGAGGTGATTTGGTCATAAACTGCAAAATAAATATTTTTGATTCCTCCAGATATGCGTGAGCAATCGAGTCCCCTACCGTGTATAAGTGCCGTACAAGCCATTGTTTTTTATTTTATTAGGTTAAGGGAGGAGAGGTTTTACCCCCTCCTTCCGTATTATTTATTTATTAAGACTGTCTTACGATGTCAGCTCCTGTACCTGTTTGTACACCTGCTGAGTAACGAGCAACCATTCTAATATTATCTGAACCATCCAAAGTAGCCATATCCATCAAGTTGATTCTTGTAGCATCAGAAAGTAAATCCGTACCAAAAAATAAGTTACTCTTTTGAGCTACTACCATTTGATTTTCTAACATTCCGTTACATACAGCTAATTTGTACCCTTGAAACATTGGAACGTAATCACCATTCATATTGTAAGCATTAACATATCCTAAAGTAGAAACTGCTCCAATGTAGTATTGGTAACTTCTTTGACTTAAATAAATATGTAAATCTTCTTTCCCTAAAGTTGTTGTAGGAATTGCATCTACTGCTGACTGTAAGTTAGCAATAATATTTGCTGCTGTATAAGGTATTGCAGCACCATCTTGAACAACTGTTGCATCAACACCTGGTAGTAAAAGTCCTGTTACTGCTCCTAAGAAGCCATTGAATTGTCCTGCTACATTTGTTCCTCCCCAAATTGAATCTTCAGTTGCTTGTGCTATAATTTCTCCCATATAAGAGATAACGTAATCATCAAAAGATGCAGGTGGTGGTGCTCCTGCTCCTGCTCTCATTTGTAGAGCTTCCCAAGAAGAAAGTAAAGTTTCTTTACAAATATCCATATTTACTTGTAAGTTTTTAGGCTCTAATACTTTTTCAGTTAAAGCTAAAGTTCCTACAGCGTCAAAGTTGCAAGTTGCGTCTACTACTGAATTTACTGTTTGATTTAAGGCTTGGATATTGCTCTTAAATTTGATATTTTCTATCATTGTTAGATAGTCTAACGAGTTTGATGCTTTTAAAGCTGCACTGATGTAGAATCCTGCTGCCTTACCTGCAAAGTTTGAAGCTACTGTAATTGCCATAGTTTTGTTTTTTTAAATTATTATTTATTAATTATGTAAGTTGTATAAGAACTTTTCTTGTTTTGTCATTCTTCTTAA